GTTTAATCCGTCGAAAGACGGACCCATAAGGCCGCCACCCCCGACTTCTCGTGGGGAGTGGTGACCGAAGTAGCCTAAAGGGCTAATGCCCTCAGGCCGCCAGTACCTTTACTGGTACCTTAAGCATACGCGACTTTGCGTATACTCGTTCTCGTCTTACGACGTACGGTGAACGGTTTTTCAGAGCTTGCGCCCTGTAACGCCGCCATCACTAGTGAGATATCACTATCTCTTAACTCTTTCCAAGTATCTGGAACGGAAGAGTGGATCAATTCTATCCAACCCCAAGTCTGAAGGTCGCGAGACCACCAGCTATGAGGGCAGGACATGAATAAATCCCTTTCTACGGTAATCGCGGTGTCCGGCGGCCCTTCCAAAGGCCGAAAGATCCTGAGATTATCGGGCAGGAGGTCCAGTAAAAGACCTCGTATGCCCTCAAAAAACATCTGTGAAGATGAATTTCGACGAGAAAGATTGAGAAGCTTTGCTAAAGACTGAAATGAATCCAGTCTGAAGTCAAGCGTGAAGGGTCTAACATCGACCCCACCGAACCAATCTGTGCCGCAGGACTCCCTGAAAGGGCCTTGAATAAAGGTCTTCAGGGTATTCACCTCGAATCCCAAATCCTCGAGAAGCAGGATCAGGACCTCGGCATGTTTCTTCCGGACTATGATATCGTCACCGTAGACATGAAAGTCTACGCCAGCTTTACCACAGCCCGTTACGTCGCATGCAGCGGTGAAAATTAAAGTCTCTAACGGAAAACAGAAGCCATTGCCAGAAGAGCAAAACTTCTCTGATGTTTTAACAACACCGTTAAGAAGGTAGCTCTTACTCCTGATAGAGTTCAGAAAATCGAACCAATCAGGGGGGAGTAGCACTTCGACCAACTTTATAGAAATGCTATCACTAGCACTCTTTAGGTCGATCGTTACGTAGCTATCCCCATCATCTCTGAGTGAACCCTTACGGGCCATTTCAGAGTTAATGGATTGCCCCAGAGAGAGGTCTATACCTATTCTGCGCAGTGTACCGCGCATAAAAGCGTCGACACCTCCTTGAAGATACCCATTAAGGGTTGGCTCAACAGCAATAGACCGGAAGGTCTTTACTGTCTTGGGAACGAAGGCTATCTTATTATGTGCACATATACTAACGCGTTTTTCGAACCTGGAGTACATAAGGTTCTCATCAAGGCAGAACACAGAACCAGCGTTACTGCGAGCCAAAAGCTCCTTTAAATGCCAGTTTTGTAAGACTGCCGAGCGCGCGTACATGTAGGCGCTTGGGGACACCGACCAACGAGACGCAATCTTTCGCGCGACATTGGTAGCATTCCCATGTACACCCATAGACGCCCCAGGCCCAAAGTAGCACCCGTCGTATATCACCTTGAGCACAGGCGACTGACCAATTACATAGCGTATAAAGCTATGCATACGGTTAATCTCTGTACCAAAAGCGCCGCTTCCCCAAATTTTCGGGTCGCGGAAACGTTTATTTGAGTCCAGGCATCTCTGCTCAGACTCGTGAAACGTCTCCAACCCCTGTTTCTCTGGATCATAAGGATTCAGATCTGCAGGGAAAGGATATTTACGAACGAGAGCCGCAATCTGATTCGCTGCGAAATGCCTTGCAGCCGTGTCGTACTTCTGTAACACGAGAGAATCAGCAGCGAGAACCAGTTGTTTTACGTCGCCATTCCGTATAAAACCGGAAATGGCTCCGCTCCAATCAGCCTCGCAATGCTCCTGGCACAATCTACCGATCAGTTTCCGGTAGGTCGCCCAACTTTCGTTGGACAGTGTCTTTCGCAAAACATTCAGGTCGCGTCGGACTTTGGATTTCATTACGATCTCCATAAGAAAAGTTCAGGCGAATAGACCAAAATGGTCTACTCACCATGACCGAGATGCTCATACTAAATTTATGTATGAGCAACCTCATTAAATCAAGGGTACGGTAAATCACCTAATACGTGATTTTACCGCTCTTAACTAATGAGGCAAAATCGGCCTCCGCAACCATAGCCGCGAATAAAGCGATCACTGTGTCAAGGTCGCCGGACGCCGCACCGACAGGTACCGAAACACTCACGTCGAAAATAATATCCGCCGTGGGCGTCAAAGCACCCGTCAATGTAAGCGTCCGAACGAACTTGCAACCTCTACGAGCCACACCGGAAAACAACGGCGTAGGCTTCGGATCAAGACGGCGTAGGACAATATCGTCCTTTACAGTGTTGGTCTTTAGCACACCGGTGTACCCCACCTGATCCTTTTGATAGGAATCGGGTGAGAACGTTGCAGCGCCTGGTGACAATGACATGGGCATTTCGCCTTAATAGATGACTCTCACGAGTCAATTACAGACTAGGGGAAATCCCTAATCTGGGAATTACCTTCTAACAACCTCACCGCTAGGACCTACCACAAAGCCCTTAAACTTAGCCGCCGAGAAGAGAGATTGGAAGAACCGCGACACAACAAAACGTGTTGAGTCCTCACCAATACCTCTAACGGTAGACTGCTTAAGGACCATTGGAAGATCCTGGTCATTGAGGGTACGTTGGTACCATCGGATCGCCTCTTCCTGAGACAGTTCGACAGTGAACGTAAGTTTGACGCCAAAAACGGTATCCCCCCTTATGTCCTTAAGGACAGGGGATTCACATCGCACTTAAAATCGGAACGTAAATATTCAATCTTACGTCCCGAGCGGCGTGGATCATCATTAAGATGACGGATAAACGAACTGACGACACTACGAAAAACTGTCTTATTGCTCATTGGAGTAGCTCCGATGTTAACCAGCAGTTAGAAGGCAAACAAGGTTCGTCCTTACGGAAGAACCTCGCTTACTTAATCTTCTGTAAGAGAAGACTAAGGGCGTCCAGCGACCGCTTTACGTTCGAAAAATGAAAATCTTTCCGAACCACTAGGCGGTTCTGGAGTGGTCCCACGACACGGCGCTTGACAATGGATCTATAAGTATAAGACCCAGACGAGGTAGCTCCCACATTCCAACCGGGGACAGAGAAATCTGACCCTGCAGTAAGGAAGTAGGAGATACGATCAAGCATCGTATAACAGGACCCAAGTTGTTTACAGTTTATGTCTGGGACCATACTGCCGATAAAGTCGCCTACATTGGCGAACCAGTCGACAACGAACGAGTAAGGAACAAGTTCCCATGGAAGAGTAATTAAGCTCTTCGGAGAGAACCCGACGTTATGAAAAGGCGTCGCATTTATCTCGTCCAAACTCATAACACGGAGCTGTAGCTCGTGAACGAGTAACTCGTCCACTACTATTCCCCCCGTGCTACCAGTAATGGTCTTTTTAGACATAACCTGCTCAAGAATACTAGGGAACCCAGCACGCGATGTAATGCGTTGAAGTCCCGTTTTCTTCTTGAGACCTTTAATCACTCCTTCGATGTCACCAATAAGAGGTGTCACGCCGTACCGATAAATAAGCCATGCTTGCGCTAAACTTTGCGTACGCATTAATGGCGTCGGCCGGCCGACGATACCCCTCACAGCTTTCAGTAAATCTGGAAGCGTAGCAACAGCCTTGTTAATCTCCGCCAGAGACTCAAACAGATCGTTGTCAGAGCGACAACGGCTACTGTTGACTTTTGTGGAAGATTCAGCAAGCAGATCATCTTTTTCTGCGGCATCAATGATGCCTGAGCTAGGAACGATAACACCGCGACTGTCCCTATCATACAGGTTGGTCCCAATCCAATGCTTATCTCTAAGCGTTGGGTGAAACCCACATGGTGATAGAGTTGCAGTACTGACGCGGGTACATCCATTACCAGGCTCGTGGAAAGCTTCTTCATACGTCGTCTGCATCGGAGAAAATATAACTTCCCCAGCAGCTACTCGACGATGAAAATGGGGCGTAATAACGTCGCGCATGGTCCTGAATGAACCAACAGATGGCATAGAATATGAGTCAGTCAAATTTTCAACAGTCTGACTACAGCTGTTGAAGTTCGAATAACTTTCATTTATGCCACTAGAAGTCCAGCCAGGGCCCTCGCTCCGTTCACGCGTTTCCATAGGATGATCCTTAAAGGTTGTGTAGG